TAAGCCGAAGCGATGGGGATCTGACGAGTAGCACCAGCAAATACCTGACCGCCGATCAAGTTGATCGGGATTAGCCCGTAGGGGCCATTAACAGTAGGATAAGCCATAGTTGACCTCGTTTAAAAGTTAAATTCCTTTACCGAACGATGCCTTGGTTTTTCTCTCAGCAAAGAGAGGCATCCGTGGATCGTTCTCTTTCATAAAGCTGCTGTCTACAGCATCCATATTGTCCCTAGACATCTTCGCAAAGTACCGCGAACGCTGGTCTACGAACTCTTCTGGCATTTTGCAGAGCAACAACCCCGAAACTTCAATGTTATCTTTGAACTGACTATTAGGGTCTACGAGAAACTTAAATTGAGGTTGTTCCTCAATCCGCACTGGCTCCCAACCTTCCCTAAACTTAGAGGAAATGTTTTTAGCATCAGATTGCCCACGAGCCGCTATACGAACCCAACGGTACGCATACCCAGGCTGCTTAATCGGCTGCGGTAGCGTTTCTGGACGCTGCCACTGCTTAGGTCTCTCAGTTTTTTCCCTGCTCTCAAGTTCGCGTGCAAGTCTATTTTCAGCCATTTTGTTTCTCCAGTCTCATCATTTCTTTAGCATATTGCTCAGGGGTTAACCCAAGCCGTTTCGCAATAGTTAGTTGCGATTGCTTTAGCACTATCCTCTTGGCAGAAGTGCTTCTAGATACCGGAGCTACAACTGTTGCCGGTTTAGTCTCGGTGCGCTGAGCAGGCTTGCCGCCCCTGTCAGTCGTTTCTGCTTCTTCGTCTTCCCCGAAATATTCAGAGAACCGCTTCCGCATGGTCTTATCGACCGTATTCCAATATTCGTCAGTACCGACATAACCACTGCCGTACTGTTTTTCTAATTTCTGATGCAACCCTAAAGCTGTTGCAGTCATCTCTTCATCCTGACCGAACCACGTATTTTTGCTACGCCATTCAGCAGTCTTCTTGTCTAACTGCAAGGCTTGAGATTGCGCTCTTGCCGTATTTATATCAGGTGCTGATGGGGCTTGTAAAGGGGGTTTATATCCCTTTAGTCTTTCTAGACGATAATTTGCTGCGTTTAACTTAGATTGGGCATCAACTAACTTGTCTGAATCTCCAGCCTCATAAGCCTCTTTATAGGCTCGTTTAGCCATTTCCATCTCTAACTCGGCAGCACTTGTAGCCGTACTAATTAGAGATTTCTCGCCTTCAGACAGCTTAGATCTAAGTGCTTTATTCTCTTCTAGAGCCTTTTGCGCCATAGCGACGGCTTCTTGCTGCTCTCGGAGTGCCCGTTCTTTCTCCCGTCGCTCGTCATGCCAGACCTTTTTCATCTGCTTGAGGCGGGTTTTTACCTTCTCAGAGTAGTCTTCTAGCTCATCTTGCTCTAGTTCCTCGACTACTTCCTTAGGTAGAGGTTGCCGCCCACGGTCTTCTTCAGGCGTGTCATCCTCAATTTCTAGCTCAAATTCTTTCTCTTCCGCTACTGGTTCTTGCTCTTTTACATTATCTTGGTCAGCCATTATCTACTCCTTATTTGCGACTGATGCCGCGAGGATCTTCTACAACACCCTCAACAGAATCATCGTTAATAATCCGAAACTCCTGCCCGTGGATCTTCAGGCGAGTACCGGCGTGTGGGCGAACAAGGACAAAATCACCCTCTTTACACCACGGACCTGACGGGAACCGCGCTGGGTCTTTGTAGCAATCTGGACCCATTTTCATTACAAATAAAACCGTAGTCAGCAATTCTTCATGCTGCATGGTTATATCTGCTTTTACTAGGCCACTTTCAAACTTATCCTCAATTTCAGGAATGCCACAAAGAATGCGGTATCCAGAGGGGTCTGGTACCTGTTTAGCCTTCTCTTCTGCGGTTGTGGGTAATACTGTTGCTTCGTTCGGATCGCTTGTAGAACCGATTAGTAGCTCACTCATCTGAGTTTTCCAGCCTTTCTGCCATTTCGGCAATCAAGTTATTAGCCATTAATAGGCCACGCACTACACCTGCGGAAAATTTATATTCCGCAAGATCCTTCGCCTTGCCATCCCCAAGATCTTCAACAATCCGAAGACGTTCTTCTTGGATGGCTCTAGACAAATGCTTTAGTACCTCATTGGTCATTTACTTTCCTTTTGTTCAGGTTTCTGATTTTGCTGCTGTACTAACTGCTGTGCTATCTGCACGCCAAGGCGTGTTCCTTCCATCTGTTCTTTTGATGCTTGCTGTTCTTTTTGCTGAGCTATCTGAATCCCAAGGCGTGCGCCTTGAATCTCCTGCTCTACCGCCTGTGCAGCCTGTTTAAACTGCTGTTCTGTTCGGTCTTTGGCTATTTGAGCGCTAATCCGTGCCCCTTCAATCTCGGTTTGTTGCTGTATCCGCATCTTCTCGTTCTCAATCTGCGCGGCCTTGAGTTGCGCGTCAGTCTGATCTTTCTGAGCCTTGCGTTGTACTTCAGCTGCCTTGAGTTGAAGTTCTTGTTGCTGCATCTGCACAATCGGATCTTGTGCCTGTTGCTGGGCTTGCTGCTGCGCCATCATTGCCTGGTTAGCCTGTAACAACTTCTGCGCCCCTGCCGCAGCCAGACGGGAGATCTCAATCTCCATCTCTTCAGGCATTTCTTCGTTTGGCTCAGGGTACGGAACGCCAAGTTTGTCCTCAATGTTCTTGCGGTACTGGAAGGCGAAGTGCTCCATTATGTGTGCCATGAATGCCGCTGATACCAACTGTGCTTGCGGGTTCTGCCCGAGGATCTGCGCCGTGATGGGGTCTTGCAGTGCTGACATGTGGACCGTGATGTGTGCTGCGTGGTCCTGATAGATAAACGCTTTTACGGGTTTACCCGTAAACATATCCATGTTCTCAGACACAGGGTCAGTGGGCTTCTGATCCTCTTCCGTCGGCACCAGCTTAGCTGCGTTCTTAATGCCCAATACTTCTAGCATCTGGCGGTGCAACAACGGCAAGTCATACAACTGGGGCGCTGTCTGCGCCAACTGCAACACAGCCTGATACTGCACGACCTTCTGCGACATTGTTGCTGCGTTGGGGTCTGAGACAGGTATAACCTCTACCATGTCATAGTCAGACCTCTTGGCATGAGGCATCGCATCGGTCGGTTCGTAGTCATACTCTTCTGGCGTGTAGTCACGGATGATGTTTTTGAGGAGCTTGAACTCCTGCTTCATCGCGTAGTGGACACGGGCCTGAACTGCGCTCATAACCTTGAGCGTTCTCTCTAGAATAGCTAGTGTCGTACCCACAGGAGACTGGGCTGACATGTCACTGACTTTGAGGTCAGCAGCGCTAGCAAACCTACGGCCTTCCTCAACAATAGTACCTAGGAGGCTATAGAGAACCTGGCTTGGCTCCTTATACGGGAGCGCCATGATGTTGTCTTTGATGGTGCCAGAGGCAACGTCCACATCTCGCCATTCAGCCGGTGCAATCGGCGTATCGTCGCCCTTAACACGCAAACCCTTGGTTTTGAAGCCACCGGGTAGGTTTGACAGCGTGCCAGCATCGACCAACTGGCGAATGAGAGACGTACCAGACTTAGCAAATGCCCCGATTAAGTGGATAAGACCAAAGGCATAGAACCCAAAGCCAGGGATGTACGGATAGTGTACGAAGTGCTGGCGCTTCTGCTTAAGCTCATCCTCAGGGTGCCAGTTGCGGCGGATGGCTAAGACTTCTTGGGTATGCTTCTCGATAGTAACGACGTAAGGCAGTGCAATGCCCGTCGGCTCGCCGTCTTTGTCTTTGTCCTCGTAACCAGGAAGGTCGAGGTCCACGTGCATCTCAAGGATCTTGTATCGGTCATCTGAAGATGCCTTAAACCCCATCTTCTCAGCAATTTTCTTCTCGACATCGTCAAACGTATCCACCGGGTCACCAAGCTCTATTTCTCTATAGAACCCAGCTACTTGCAACTTTCGCATCTCATTTGGCGTCTTACGCATCACATGTGTGACACGCTCGGCTGTCTCCAGACTAGATGCTCCATAGGGCACCACGACATCTTCAGCCGGTACATAGATGGAAGCCTGCCTGTCTAGACTTGGGTCAAAGTAGACCTTCTTAAACGCATTACCCGATAACCCCAGGCCCCAGAGCATCCGCTCGTGCTCAGGCCTGTACTCGACCATGACCTCGGTCAACTCATAGTTCATGTCATCCTTGACACGCTGAGCGGCCTCCATCTTCTCTACCGTCTCCATGCCAATGATCTGCGTCTTTACTGGCCCCGCAGCTGGAAATGTCTCCATCATTGTCTCGGCTTGGAACCGTACAAGTGCTTCAGAGAGCATCGGGTGGTAGACCCCACACGCGCCAGGCCAAGGCTCTGTGCGCTCTTCGATCTTTAACCCAAGAAGTTCTAGACCATCCACATACGTCTGCATCCAGTCTTTGCGGCTGGAGATGTCATCGTCGAAGGAACCTATTAAGTCAGAGGCAAGCTCAGTTAGGTCATCTTCCTCCATTGACTCTGCGAGGTTTGCATTGAAATCATCGTCGTCTTCTTTGCCTGGTTCTAGAACAATTTCTAACCCACCAATACCTATTTCCACGCGCTCAGGATCTTCAATCTCAATCTCAATGGCGGGTTCCATAGACATATCATCGGGTGATAAACCCATAGGTGCTGGGTTTAGTGCTTTCTCAATTGCCATGATTCATCCTTAGTAATAGCCAACAGCGCGTCGGCTCTTGAAATAGACTTCTTCTTCAGGCTCATCGCTAGGTAGTCTGATAAACCCGCCTTGCCTAAACCTTAACAGTGCTTGTGTCGTGGAGTCTACTAGGTCGTCGTTAGTGCCAGCAGGGAAGTCATTGCACTCCTCAATGACATCCTTCGCCCACCGTTTGTCCGGTGCCCATACTATGCCTGAAGAGAACAGATCTGACACTGCGTTTACTCGCGCAATCTTGTCCTGGCCCTTGCTGGGTGTGAACTCTCCCACGGGGACTCCCATGCGGCGTAGCTCCTGATATAAGGCCGCACCGTTGGATTTTTTCTCGACGATGAACGAGTCCGGCTCCCATTCTTTATATTCTTGAAAGACCAGATTTTTAAGTTCAGGGAACTCCATGCGTTTTTTAATGGAGTTAAGCAGAATAATATTGTAGTTATTAGTCTCTTCATTAAAAAATACTCCCCACGTGGTGAGGGCGTTGTAGTCAGCACGAGTATTTGCCTCTTGCGCTGCGTCAAGAGACATAATTACATATTCACAGTGTGGTGGATCTTCTTTCTCCCATATTTTCCACCATTCTCTTTTTATTAATGCGCCTTCCTCAGAAGTTGGGTTCTGCATATACTGGGCTTGCCAGTATCTTGGGTCCATGCCAACCCGCTTGGCTTCTAGCTCTTCGATGGGCCAGAAATCAGGCCATAATGGGTTTCCTGAGGGCAAAATTGCAGGAAATTCGACCACTTCCCACTGATCTGCGTCGTCGTTTTGACTCATGTGGTTAATAATCTGGCCTGTTAAATCTAATTTAGACCAGCGAGTCATGACAACAACAATAGCACCCCCAGGCATAAGACGCTGAATAGGGCCAGACTGAAACCACTCCCAAGCAGGCAGAAAAACATCAGATCTTCCTTGTTTAGCCTCTTGTTCAGAGTGCGGGTCATCAATAATGAACAAATCAGCACCCCTACCAGCAAGAGCGCCACCAACGCCAATCGCGAAGTACTCTCCATTAAAGTTAGTACCCCATCTAGACGCCGACTTAGAGTCTTGCTGAAGCTCGATTTGAGGAAATATGTCCCTATACGAGTCCATATTGACAAGATTTCGCACCCTCCTACCGAAGTTCACAGCCAAATCTGCCGTGTGGGAGGCCATGATGACCTTTTTATGCGGGTATTTACCCAAAAACCACGCTGGCGCGAGGTAAGAGATAAGTTCTGACTTGCCGTGACGGGGGGCAATGTTGACTACGACCCGTTTTTTCTTGCCGTTGGCAATATCTTCAAAGATTCTTGCCAGTCTTTTGTGGTGTGGGCCTACTTTATAGCCTGGATAGACATGTTCTGCGAAGGAAAGTAGGTCATTTTGGCCTAAAGATTGGACCTGGTTCTTCTCCCAGACCTCTAAATCAGCCAAAAACTCCCGTTTTTCGTCGGGAGACATTAGCGGTACGAGAGATTTAAGCTTCTGTATCTTCTCTGGAGTCAACATCTTGGGTATCTACATCGATTATGTCTTGAGCTTGGCTTCTATTGGTCATGCGCTCAAGTTTTTCTAGCTTAGCCAACAGGTCTTTCTCCACCTGGTCTAGTGGTTTGACCTGCACCGTCACTTCAGATCTCTTCTTAAATGCGTCCACACCATCAACTTCACCCAAGGCCTTGATGGCAGGTAAAGAATACTTAGGGTCTGGGTTTGCAGACTGCTCTACTAGCTTATTTACTACGTAGAGTTTGTAGTCTGCTAGGTCTTTGACCAGCATTTGATCATACTGAGCCACCATGCCAGCAAGATAGGCAAGCGTCTCATTACGGTAGTTGGCAAAATCGATGTTTGTTACCGGGTCGTTTAGCATCTTCTGAGCTAATTCGCGTGCCTGCTCTTTGTCCTTCTCGTCAGGCACTAAAGTCTTACCTTGTAGGTCTGCAATCAACTTAATAGTGCGCGCACGCACCTCAAGTTCTTCTCTTGCATCCATAGGAGGAAGTGCCTCAGTCGCGTTGCGAGGCAATGGAACGTTCTCGTCCACTCCTAATATATATGTAGACATGGGTCCGAAAAATACACCATGGAACCAAAAAACACAAGGGGGGTGTTTCTATAGCGGAGATAACTATAGCCGCTAGATAAATTAAGAAGGGGGGTGGGGGTAGGATTCATTTGCACCTTTTGCCAAAGGATACAGGCTATTTAACGACGCCGAGCCGTCGCCTACCCCCAAGGGAAGGTTACCCTGAAAAGCTTGCTTTTCCAATAGTACGGAAAATTTGCAGGCTATTTGTGTGGATTATGGTGTATTGCGTGGGGCGGGTCCCATCTGGGCGTTTAGGGGGGTCGGGGGGTGGTGGGGTAACCCTGAAACCATTTACTAATGCCCTAGGGTATCGTATAAGAAGATCATCGACGCAATCCCGCGTCGGTATTACTTCGGAGATACATCATGCACCAGCTATCCCTTTTCCCTCCTGTTCATTTCAGCGAAGCAGAAGAGTTTATGTTTTTTCTTGATAATTGCAAGATGGATATTCGCGCAGGTTATATCACTATCTTAGACAAGCCCGTCGGTATGAAGTGGGAAGTCTGGTACGACTGGATGAATAAGAAATCAGTTTAATCAACCGGGGGCTTCGGCCCCCATTCTTAGGAGAGCATCATGAATAAAATTGCCTTTGATCATATCAATGAAATGCTGATTGATGTAGAACGTCAGATGTTACTTTTTTTACAGAAAGAATCTGATGATGCTAAGTATCATTTACAGTCAGTTTTGAATAACCACCATAACGAAGCGGATTTTATATTAGCCTGTAATACCTGTAATTCCATAGAGACAGATAAACGAAACATGGAGAAAGCTTTATATACTTTGTTTCGTATGACCGGCAAGTATAAGCGCCGCGTGCCGTAATCATTGGGGCTTCGGCCCCTTTGATACCAGTTATGTGTCCGTGGGCGCGCTATGTGCGCGGGCAAGCCGGTCGATTAGCGTTTCATCGAACCCTGAAAGCCTAGACATTCCTCAAGAATAGCGTATAAGAAACACCATCGACCCAAGGTTGGGTCGTTCGGTTTACCCCGTACCGGGTAAACGGGGTTATTTGGAGAAAATCATGGGTAAAACCATTGAAACCGAAGTATCAGTTCCGGCAGTTCAGGCGGTCGTTCACGGTATCGAGATAAAAGGGGTTCGTGATGGCGCCTATCAACAGGCGAGGATCAAGGGAGTTTCCGAAGGGATAACGCGCGGCTTAATGCGTTTTATCCCCGGTCTCGGTTCCTCTGACGATCCCTTCACCGATGAGATTAAGGCCGAACTCCGGGATGGTTATATGCTTCGATGGAATGAGATTAATCCAGAAGTGACCTATGTAGCGGTCGATGGTCAATGGGTTAAGGAGTCCGAGTTTAAGGGCAAAGTACCGGCTAAGGCCGAACGATTCACCCTGAATGTTTACGCGGCCTTTTCTTACACTCAACAGGCCTTCGGCGCGCTAAAAACCGAAGCACCACAGAAGCACCAGATCATCGGGGAAATTCGTACTAAGTTTAATAAGTATGTATCGAACTGTCTCAATGATCTGAAACGCGACGCGCGTCGTATCTATAACGAAGATAACGGTATCAAGGCGTCGCGCAATTCGGTTTCCTTTATCGACTGGCTGTTAAATGGCCCGAATAAAGATCCGAATAAATCGATACTCGCGATTATCCGCCAGCGTGCTATTAACGCGGATAAAATCGGGCACGATTCTACTGCTGTACCGATCGAGAAAATCGATAAGGCCATCGCGGCCTTCAAGGCGGCATTAGCGAAGTAACCCACTAGCGCACCAGTCAGGCTTCGGTCTGGCTGGTGCGCTTTTTTTGCGCCCGCGATTTGATACCAGTTATGTGTTTGTGCGCGCGTGTGTGGGCAAGCGCGTTAAATAACGTTTCACGAAACCCTGAAACTCTAGACAATTCTTAGAGAATGTCATATAACATAATCACCGCGCCAGACGGATTCTGGTTTATCTAGGAGGCATTACCGTGACTATCAAGTCATTTAAAGACGCATCGTATAACGCCGCAAAAGCGGGTGACTCAATCGAAGACTCTGCGCGTTTCATCTATGAGAAGTGCCCGACATTCTTGGAGAGCAAGCCTGAGGATGTCATGCAAGAGATCATAGAGGGAATCATGCTCAGGTACTCTGAGCGGCACGCCCCAAAGACTTACCTTCGCGTAGAAAACAATCTTGTACTTTGCAAGGGCAAGATTCCTGAGAAGGGCGAGAGGCTAGAGGTTAGTGTCTACTCTGCCTTTGCATTGTCTCAGCAAGAACATGGTCAGCTAAAGAATACTGACCCTGCATTGCACAAGATCAATGGCGATATGC